CAAAGAAACTCGATTGTACGTGATATCCATACTGAGTTTCGCGCTCTTAATATAGAAGTACCAACTGTAGTGGAAAAGAATACTGAAGGTTTCAGTAAAATATTGGAAGGTTTGATGGATGAAGATGACGATAAAAAACGAGCAGAAAGCACTGAACGCAGCGATTAGCGGAATTGCAGCTCATGATTCGTTAGCTTTAGAAGAGATTTTTGAAAAGTGTAGAACTAACAAAAAGAAAATGACTTTATTAGTTAGAGCTTTTTGTGAATGCTACTTGATTGATAATAAACGTAGGCCGTTGAAACTCAGACCTATGCAAGAGGATATAGTTGTTGAATCTTTGACATATCCTGACGGTGATTCAGAAAGACATCGTAAAGTGGCAATATTGGCTCCACGTGGCTCAGGCAAATCCTACGCCCTTTCGGTAGCTGTAGTAGTCTATATGTTCTTTAAAAGATTCAGAGATTTAATTTTTGTATTGGCTCCTAGTGAAGACCAAGCAAGTTTGATATTTAATTATTGTTACAGGCATTTTGCAGATAATGCTTTTTTAGATGGCTTAGTAGACCATTATAGGTTTCACAATAAGCCTAATATCACAATGAAGGGAGGGACGGTGCTACGTAGAGCTCCTATTGCTGCGTCCAACCAAGGACAAGCTATACGTGGGCAACACCCGACTTTTTTAATAGTGGATGAGAGTCCATTGATAGATGATAAGTTATTTATTGATAATGTAGAACCATCAATCATATCTAACACAGCGCCATTTATCAATTTAGGTACTCCAAAAACAAAAGAAAATCATATGTATCGTTATTTATATGATGAAGCTTACGCAGAAAGTTTTACACGATTACATTATACATGGAGAGATGCTGTAAAGCGTGGAAGAGCATACGACCCTCCTTACACAGAGGAAGATATGCTTACAAAGATGATGGAATGGGGGGAAGATTCAATATATTGGAGGACAGAATATGAGTGCGAGTTCGTCGAGTCGTCGTCCAACATCTTCAATCCCGAATTACTACGCAGCACATTCACAAGAGGACTTGGATTTCACCAGCTCGGAGAAAAAGTTCATAACTGTACTGTGGGTGTGGATATTGGTAAATCCGTTAATAGCACTGTTATTAGTGTATTTACTTGTGAAAAAACAAATACACAGAATGTTGCAAGACTTATCTATTTGGAAGAAATCAGTCCTAGAACAGGTGGACATGATATTCCATACCAACGTGAGCGTATCATGGATATTGCTCGCGGTTTTGGTGCTGATAGGCTTATTATTGATGCGACAGGTATGGGTGGCGCGATTGAACAAGATATAAGGGTGGCAAGTATAGAAAGTGGTATACAGTTTATACCGTTTATATTTACAGGTGGAGCGAAAGGTACCAAAACTCAAGTTTATAGAGATATGGTATCCTATTTACAAAAACAACAAGTCATTGTTCCAGACCCAAAAGATTTACCTGCTGATGAAGCAAAATTAGTAAATAAATGGTATAGAGAGCACGTAGATTTAGAATATACAATGGATGCAGCTAATAAAACTGAGAAAATATCTGCTCCTAGTGGTAAACATGACGATTATTGTGATAGTACAGCTATAGCGTTACATGGAGCGTTGTCTATGTTACCTATTTCTGGCAACTTTGCAGCAGTTTCTATGCCTACTAAGCGCACAGTTAATAAAAGTGGTGCTGGTTGGACAGGACAAGGGCTTTTTACATCAAAAAGACGTGGAAACACGTTAAATAAACATAGTCCGGGAGGCATTTGAGCGAAACCTTTATATACTGTCTCCGCGTTATAGGTAATGATAGCCATGCCTCTACGTGATTATCTACCTTTTGGTAGAAGACGAGAATTCGCAAGTGTTGGGGAAAACCCGCCTTTTAATAAGGACAATCCAAGAAGTTATGGAGCAGGCGTTATAAAACGCATTAAGCTTCAAAATAATTCAGGAATGGGTGGTTACGGAGGTGGTGCTAACAAAGAACCTCAGATAGGAGACTATAGAACGTACATGAATGTGTATCTTTCTGACCCTATAATAAGGACTTTGATTGATTTACCCTGTATATACGCAGCGAAGGATGGTTACGACATCGTAACTGACGACGACGAAGAACGCGAGGCTATCACTAATTTTTTCGATGAAATCAATATTGAACAGTTAATTTACTCTTGGTTACGAAACGGTAGAATCTTTGGAACCTCTTTTTTAGAATATACTGGAGATAACTTAGTTTTAAGGTCTTCACAAAATATGTACATACAAAGAGATGAAAATGGTCAAATCATGTATTATTACCAAGATGTAGGAGACGACAAGGATAATGTTAGATTTGAAGAAAACGAAATTATCGCATATCGAAACAATCCATTTGATGATTATGCTTATGGCCTTAGCGACATTCATCCAGTTTTATATCTGGTTGACCTCAAAGATTTCGCAGAAAGGGATATTGGTGCCGCTCTTAATAAGTATGCTACCAGTAGGTTTGATATATCCGCTGGTTTACCCGATATGCCATATGGCCCAGACAAGATTAACGAAATTGTTGATGCATTCAATTCATTAGAACCCGGTGAAGATATCATACACGGTAATGATATAACTATCAAGGAATTGCAAGGCACACAAAGAGCATTTGAGTACGGTAAGTATACAGATGACATTTTGAAGAAAATACACATAGCATTAAAAGTTCCAGTGACTATGTTTGACAAACCAGAACAAGCACGTGCTATTTTCGAACCTTATGTGAAACATTTACAAAGTGCAGTAGAAGCATCTTTGAATTCACAACTTATGCCACAACTTGAAAGTGGACAAGCTAAATTTTCATTCCGTCAAATAAATGTGAAAGATGCATTTGATAAAGCAAAGACGGATATGATATATCTATCAGAGGGTGTACTATCACCCGGTGAAGTTAGATTAGAAAGGGGTCTAGACCCAGAAGGTGTTGTACCAAAACAGCCTACAGCTGAAAATGCAAACCTATCTGGTGGTAGAGACCAAGACAAGACAGAAGAATCTGTCCGTGTCGAAAACAGAAACCTAACAGGAGACAGAGAAGCATGAGCAAAAATACGTATGAAGAATGTTTACTTGACCTCGCCCCAAGACTTAAAAAGAAAGGTGTAGAGGAATACAGTGACATGGCTGCTAAATTATGCAGAATGAGAGTGGACGAAGGTACTGTTAGAGAATTTGCAGTCCCTGAAGACCCAAGCGAAGACTCAAAACGTACATTTGCCCAAAAGCTAGAAACACCTTTAAATATTGGTAAGGAAACTATTGACTATCCGGTTATCGCAATAACTTCAGGGGTACATGATGAAGAAGGCGACCAAAAAGTTTATATAGAACCTTCGATATTAAAAGATAATATAGAAGCTTTTAACGAGCTTCCAGTTTACTTTAATCACCAGCGAACCGAAGAAGACTTGATTGGCAAGGCTATCAATCCAGAACTCATCGAGTTAGAAGACGGTAAAACTGGTATTAAAATGTTAGCGAAAATCCATAAGGATGCCGCTAAAACAAATGAAGTGCTAGGAAAGTTAGAAAACGGCGATATGACACATGTCAGTATTGATTGGTTTTCAAAGGACGTTGACGTTCTTGGAGAGCCTTTTGCTACGAACATCCGTCCTATCGAGGTGAGCTTCATTGATAATGAAACTCGAACACCCGTTTGTGAAGCATGTACAATTGAAGGGGAATGTGAAAGTAATGAGCACCGTGAATTCGGTGAAAAAGATTCTGATTGTGGAGGCGCCTGTGGCGGTCACGAAGAAGAATCATGTGCCTGTGAATCACACGGGAACAACAGCGAGGTAGAAACTATGGCTGAAGAAGTAAAAACAGAAGTATCCGAAGCAGAGACTATCACAGAGCGTGAATTCGCATCTATGAAGTCTAAGCTAGAAGAAATGACGACTTCCTTCGAAGAGTTAAACACCAAGCACGAGGAAGCCCTTGCTTCAATCAAGAAGTTTGAAGAAGCTGAAGCAGAAAGAGCCGAGGAAGAATCCAAAGCTAGAAAATCTGCATTAGTTAACACAATCATTGAGAAAGAAGCTCTTCTCGGCAAAGTCGAGGATGACAACAAGGATGCTCGTGTAGAGGAACTCTCCGCATGGGATGACGTTAAGCTAGAAGGATTCAGCATCGCAATGGAATCAGAAGAGTCCGAGCGAATGTTCGCTATGAAAAACGGAAAAATCTCTTTTACAGGAGCTAAATAAGTAGGTAAGTAAATATGGCAACAGAAATATTAGTAAATGATGGTGGTGCACCAGCAAGAATTATGAATCTTGGAAACGCTAATGCAGCTATTGAAGCCGGTATGTTCGTTGATATCAACAGCAGCGGTAAAATAATTGCAGCAACCGATGACCAAGAAGCATCTTCCTCTGGTGAAAAAGTCGCACTAGGTGTTCTATTAGTAGACGCAGTAAGTGGCGCACCAACTTCCATCTTAACAGGAAAAGGTATTGTGTGTAATGTTCAAGTAGGAGCTGACACAACCGGTATGGCTATCGGAGCAGAATTGACTCTAGACAGCGCTGGTAAAGTAGAAGCAACCGCTGACGCAGACGCACACCGAGCAGTAGCTATTCAATTAGCAGCAGTAGACACAGCAGGCACTAAAGCAGACGGTTCAACCGTTAGTATGGTAAAGGTGTTATTACTTTAGGTGATTAAATATGGTTACAGCAAAAGAAGGAATACTAACGAGCCAGAATGTAGGTAGTGGAAGCACACAAGCAAACCGCGTACTTGTAGATTACAAAGACGCACTTCAAGATTACAGAGTAACAGAATT